GTGCGAGCCGCGGTACGACTCTGAGATAGGTTGCGCACTCGCCCAGGCGAGTATGTCCGGTGAGTGCACCGGGCCAGCCGAGACGCGAGACGCTGTGGCCGCGCGCCTAATCGGCGGGCCGAGTGACCGCCTGGATGAGTGGCTGTGCTCCATGTCATACAGAGAGCTCGAAGGGTGAGTGATGCACACACAATCAGAGAATGACCACATCTACGCCTACTGCGACACCTGCCGCCGATGGGTGCGCATTGAGGATGGCCGCCGCCTCGCGAGTGGGCGGTGGGTTTGCAACGACTGTATGATGGTTGCCCGACGCGAGGCGCGTCGGGCGCAGAAAGGAAAAGCAAAATGGGCCCAATAACACTGGGAGAATTGGCGATAGCTGCGCGGGAAATCTGCCGCACCACCACAGGCAACCCTTACTTTGTAGCGTGGGAGCTGTGCTATTGCTTCGAGCATATCAGGCCATCCGATGATCCCGTCGATGTGGTCCGCGAGCTGATTATGGGCATCCTGGACGAGCTGCACGTGCAATGGGATCGCAAAGAGGATGCCCCCGACTGGCCGGATGATGATGATGAATGACCGCGTGATAGATCCCCGCATCGATGGCCCGATCTGCGAGTGGTCAGACCTCATCCAGCGTGTGCGCACCTACGCCCACGCCATGGGGCAGGAGTGCGACGTCTACCACGGCCTAGATGGTCGCCCCGCCGGCGTGTGCAGGATCTTTCTCCGCAACTGTTGCACATTCGACGTGATGGCCAACATCCGCCACGCGCGCATGGTCGAAGCTTTCCGCAACACCGCCGCGACGTCGGTGGATCGTGGCGCGTACTATCGCGAGGCGCTGCGCATATGGCGCACCGCCCCTGCGCCGGCTGACAAATTTTCAGAAGTCGCCATCCGCGAGGCTGCAGCCTGCGATGGTGTGAGCCTGGATGAGGAGGGAGCATGATACCTGATCTTCGTTGCGTGTGGTGTGGTCAACTGATACTTGACCGCAAAAAGATAGATGATGTGTTATCCATCAAATACATCGTCCGCAAAGACAAAGACACATCCGACGATCGCAACCCCCACGCAGGCGATATCCGCATCGCCTGGCACTGGCGCTGCGCGTGTGAGGATCCGCTGCACGAGGCCATGGCCGATAGTGACGCGGCTTTCTTTCGCACGCCAAAAGGCGAGCGGATGCCAGTGATTGAGCGTCAAGTTGGGATCGTGAAAGCCATCATCGCGCGCATTTCAGAGCGGTTCGACCCTCTAATCGCGCGCCGCGTCGTTGAAAGCATGGGTAGCAGGAGATGGTGATGACAACCGAAGAAGCAAAGGTCATAGTGCATTACATTGCGCGCGCATGTGATACTTTCGCCCATGCCCGCGCAGGCTACCGCATAACACGCAGCCTGCGAAAGAGCACGGATCTCGATGAGATGGCGCAAGACTACGCGCTCTGGCGCAACGGATTCCCATTAGACAAGATCTACCGCGCATCGCAGCGCCCGCGCATCGACGCCATGATGCAAGCGCTGGATGACATCATTACAGAGGGCGTGATATGCCAGGATCACAGGAAGGAGGCTCAAAATGACTGAATTCGGCGCGACACTACTCGCCGTGGTGGTTTTCCTTTTGCTGCTTTTTGCGGCACCCATAATAGATGTTTTGTTTGGAACTTGAAAATGGAACCAAGTGATGGCGTCCCAGAAGGTGGGATCTCCCCGACTGACAAACAATATATCGCCGTGACGTTTGCCGCCTACACCCACGCACGCCGCATCGGCCAGGCTGCGGCCAATGGCGCAGCCCCATGGGAACTTGTGCGAGGGCTGGCGATGATGGTTGATGAGCTGGACCGGACGCTGGGCTGGCGCCCAGAACACATCGCCACGGACCTATGGAGCACCTCTGATGCGCTGCGCGCAGAGGCGCAGGCGCAAGCGGAGTCGAAAGATGAGCGTCGGGATTGATATCAGGACCGCAATTGTGCAGGCCTACAACGCCCAGCGGCTCAACGTCGATGGCCAGGCCTGGGCTGTGAAAATCTGGCCCATGCGCATCGATGAGAGTGTGTTTAACCGTTTGCCCGCGCTCGCGACGAGTGACAAGCTCTACAGTCATCCCCACGGCCGCTACTATACCATGATGACAGAGGACCTATTCGACCTGATAGAAGGCGACATTCTGGCGCGCCCCGATGCCTGGGGCGTTGAGCCTGGGGCTGTGCAGGATGATGTGCAACTTGTGATTGAGCAATTCTTTGAAGATTTTGTCGAACCTGTGGAGTGAGAAATGAAGCGCAAACCTGAAGACACCCCAGAGATCACACGCCGCAAGGCTGATGCCGTTTCGGCACTAGAGCACGAGTGTAAGCAGATACTCTGCGCCATCTGGCGCGATGAGTGCGAGGCTTACTACGACCCACGGACCGACATCGTGCGCATCTGTGCCGCAGGTCATGAGCGCCGGTACTGATATCACAGTAGTCGGTCGCGCCCCAGCGTGAATAGGTCCGCCACCGACGGCACGGTGGTCGATGGGATGATCACGCCTTTGTTGTTCGCAGATAGCGATGGGTTGTCAAGCGACGAACTTCTGATAAACGTCGCAGTATGCGTCGAACTATCCCACGCCGTGAAATAGCCCTGCGCCGCCCCGCCTGCACCACTACCCTCCGTTTGCATCAGGATATAGGAAACGCTGGCATCGACGACCGGTGGATATTGCGTGATATCATGCTCCCGCCTGATATCTGCGGCATCCTGCGACGTCGGGTCGCCCAGTAGCTGGAGGGTGTAGGTCGTGCCAGACACCGCCGTGATAAGCACATCCTGCGACACATTCCAGCCGGCGCCATACTCTGCATAGGCGATCAGCTCCACGTCACTCACCGCCGATGTGTAGTCATGCGTGATAGACAGTATGCGCGCGAGGCGATTTGCGACGCCCAGACGGCCGGCCGGGTCTACCAGATAAGCCGATGTGATGGCGACGACGTCGCCCACGCCTAGATCGATGGTCCGCTCGATGGGCACGCGGACGGCCCAACGCCTGCGCAAAACGCCAAAGCGGTCGCGCAGCGTGCCCACGAGCTCTGCGATATCGTCATCCGTCACTCGCCATGGCGCGGGGATGATGGGTGTGAGATCGAGTTCGAGCTCCTCGCCCTGGCCCAGGAGATCACCTGCGAGCCAGTCGTTGACTTGCCAGTGCCTTTCGGCCAGCGTGATTGAATACGAAGTATAGACGACGCCAGCGTAGCCGTCGGTCGTCGTTGGGATGCCTATCAGATCGGCGTCGGTCCACTCTGCGACTTTTTCGGATGGCATCGGGCGACCCATGGGCACGGCATAGGGCCCCCAGCCCGCGACGGAATCCGCAGCATCGGTCATCCTGCCCACGATGGCTGCACCGGTGATGCGACACGCGGTCTCCAGCCAGTCGTTATACGACATGTCATCATCGGGACTGCATCGATAGAGCGCGCCCAGCCCGCCCGCTGATAGGGCGGAAAATGACAGCATGCCCGCGCCCGATATCGGCACGCCAAAGCCATCGCCCAGCGCATCCGCCACGCGGCCGGATGTGGAGTCGCCCGACGCGATGATTTTGGCTGTGATAGCGCCGATATAGCCGGAGTCGACAAACGTGGGCGGTGTGATCTGGCATGGCGCGTAGCCTTGCCACGTGCCGAACCCCACGCAGGGCTCGCCATCGCGCATCCGCACGTCCTGCGCGATGCGGTAGGTGTAGACGCCAGCCGATGTCGATAGGTAGGTCACCGTCGCGAGTGCGCGTAGCCACTCGCCCGACGGCTCTTGCCAGCGTATCTCCACGCGGCCCGTCGTGCCTGCGAGCGGTATCGCCGCCGTCGTGTCGATGGTCCCGATACCAGGTTCCCACCAACATCCCGGCTTGCAATAATCAACATCGATGCCGCCACTGGCGAGCGTGCGCCCCCACCACCACCCATCCGCACACATGACGACGCCCGCATCTGTCACCACCACGTTATGGATGTCGCCATCATCGCGTGGGCGCACAGGATAGAAGCAGTGCACATAGTCGGGCGAGTAACCGCCAGCGAGCGTCGCTGGACCATAGGTCGTGGTGTTGAGCTGGTCGCAGTGCGCCCAGCTGGAGTAGAGCCCGTCGGTGAGCGTGCGCGCCGTCGCGAGCTCGCGTAGGTTGTTGCGATCGTCTGAGCCGTTGAGATTGCGTCGCCAGATGATCCCGACGGCAAAAGCAGAGGGCACCGCCGCTGCGTTTGGGTATCCCACCTGCGCGCAAAACCTGGATTTGAGCGCGACGCGCCCGTGGTCTGAGCCCTGGCGCAGCTGTGCCGCCCAGGGCGCAGCGCCCGCGCCAACATTATTCCAGTAACTAGGCGCTGTCCAGTCGGTCGACTCATCGCCCAGATATGATAGCCCCAGGCCCGCCCAGTATGTGACCGCGCCCAGATCCACACGTCGCAAGCAGTATGTGTAGGCCTGCGAATAGAAATTGCTCAAATCTGCGACAGCCCGCGGTGGCCCCAAATAGCAATCGAACTGGACGTTTAGCTGTTGCCCGCCGGCACCGCCCATCATGGGGAGCGTGATATCCACATCCGGCATCTGATACGCTACAAGGTGTAGTGTCATCTCTGGCAAGCCATTCCAGCCGTATCTGTATTGATACTGGTATGTGTTTTTCCAGTCATACCAGAGCAAGATCATATCGCGCGCGAGCTGGTCACCGCCCGTCATGTGACCGTTGGTCGCAAACAGTGCAGGTGTCGTCTGTAGCGCCCAAAATTCAGGGATAGTGATAGACACGGCCGGCCGCGAGCAAAACAGATCGAATCGTAGATTGATTGTCTGTGGTGAGAGCGTTGTCGCATAAGCCGGGACCTGGCTTGATTTTTTTGCAATCGATAGCACGTTGCACACGTCTATCATAGAGAGCGTGACAGAGTATGCGTCTACATGCGGATTGTCGGTGAGTACCATTATCCGCCAGAGTCTATCGTCGATATACACATAGACACGACGCCCGACCCATTCCACGGGGACGCTTGTCACAGGTATTGTGCGCGCAAGAAAACCTGAAAGATTGGCGCGATGGGGCGCTGCAAGCGTCATCAGATCACCGCGCGTGGTGATATTGACTGAGCCTGACGCTGGCGCATCCTGGGCGAGATAGATGGCCTCCGTGCCGATGTGCAGGTGCCGCACACTCTGCGCGCTCCCATCTGCGAGCGTGATCGCAGTGTCGCCAGCGGCCAGGCCCTGCGTCGCCCACACCTGCGACGCCGAAAGGCTATCCGCGCCCACGCGCGCGAAGATATCGATAGGCCGATAGCCGATGGGGAGTGTGTAGTCATCTGCGCGAATAGTGAGCGATGTTACCCCCGACGTCGCAATGCTGGCACCATCATCTATCGCACTCGAAAATGCGGATAGTGACTGTATCCCCGACGGTAGCATCTTATAGACTTTTGGTTGTGTTCTGAAGTGTGAGTTGTGTAACTCATCATCCCCGCTTGTGAACACAAGCAAGCGCCCATAGTCATCTGTTACACCCGCTACAATGATCGCAACATGATGTCGCATGAGCCCTCCTACGCCGTCAAAAATGCTGTAAAGTTGGGCAGGTTGCCCGCGTAACCAAAGTTTCCGCGCAATCGCACCGACACAAGCGCGCCACAAAAATATGAGTAAGACGGGCTCGCGATATCTATCCCGAAAGATACTTCATCTGTGATTTGCGATAGCCAGTTCGCGGACTGATAGGGTACCCATTGCGTCGGGAGTATCTGTGTCTGATATGTGTTGAGCGTGCCGCGTGAATAGCGCGCGCGGAACTCCCATGAGAGCTGGGCTTGTGTGAGCGATGTGTCGTCTACACCTTCAAACGCCAGTGGCGCTGGTAGCACGTGGAGCATTTCTGATGCGCCACCCACGATGGCTGGCACTGGCACTGCTATCGCAGTGCTGTACTCTGTCTCATCTTTTATTGGTGGTGTGGTTGTGCCCTGGGGGCCTAGGTAAGTGAAAGATGATACAGATGGGCAGTTGTCGCGAACGTACAATGCATAGTTTGTGAGTGCGTTAATCTGATTCGCCGTCACAGGCGAACCTATCGCCACGCCGTCGAAAAACATTAGATAGCCTCCCCGAACCAAACTGTCATGCCTGCGCAGGTGTGTGCGCTTCCCGCTGCAAAGTAGAGCATCTGGCAATCGACAATCGGCACGCCACCCACCGAAGTCCGCGAAACGTACGCATTATCGGTGAGTAGGGCGCGTAGCACAGTATAGCTCCCCGACTGGTAGACAACATCCCATTCTGTGATTTGCTGCGCGCCTACCTGGTATGTGATCTCCGGTGTAACAGTGAGCGACGCCAGCCCTACCGCAATATAGATGGCGCGAGCCGTGCCGCGTGTGAGCGGGATCTGCTTTGTCATGGCGCGCCGAATGGTTTGATGAGACCAAGTTTGCTCAAATGCAGTCACGCCCGACACCTGGATGGGTAGTATTCCGATTGGGATCGGCATGAGCTCGCCGATCTCGATATCGGTCTCCATTGCTCGCGCCCAGCCTGCGCAGAGCGGCGCGACCACGGGATCCCGCCACCCAGGCGTGAATGAGCCATCATTTCGCCACCCGTTGAGGCTCGATGTCGTGCCTGTTGTCGCGTTAAAATCGGGATAGCCCACGATCGACACCCCGAGCGGCCCCTGGGCGTTTAGCCCGTTGATGGCGATGCGCGACGCGCCGTTGGTTATGAGCGCATAGGTGGTGTTGCCGGGATACATGCGCGCGCTGGCGCGCCAAGTGCCCGACGATGACGTGATATCGGTCGGGTTTGTAAAGGTCGACGATGTGCCCGACCATGTCTGATAGGTGGTAGAGCCCGTCATCCGCTTGATGGCGACGTTTGAGACTGTGAGTGAGCTGGTAGACTGTAAGATGATTTGCGATTGAAATCGCCCCGTGCCGCTCATTGGGCAGAAAAAGTCGATTTCCGCAGATGAGAACGTCGCCCCAGGGTGATAGGCGAAAGTCGCACTCCACCTCATGTTTGATAACACGGTCGCTGCGCGGGTGAGCGGCTGCATTGCAGTGGATGATGGGATATCGCCTGGCCGCATCGGTGCAGGCCAGCTGGACTCGCCTAGGTATGGGTAGCGATAGATGGCCATCAGACAACCCTCCCCGGTGCCGTGACCTCTGCGATAGTGAGCGTGATCTCATACCGTGACAGGATGCCAGTTTTGGGTGGAGTCCACCGCGTCGTCGTGGCATCGACGAGCGCCCCCGAAATCTTGTTGGGTGTGCCTGGATAGGCCCAACTATTATTATATGTGATATTGAGTGGCCCTGGCGAGGCCCAGTCCACGCCACGAAGATAGAGTGTGACGCCTAGATCTGCGCGCTGCAAAAAGGATTGCCACACTGTGCGAGCGTCCGTCGCAGTGCTATTGATGGCATCTAGAGGCCCATCGAGTAATAGATCGCATTGCCACTGCCTACGCCGCGAATGGGTGTTGCGTCGCGTGACGCCTGTAAGCGTCACGTTGACACCGCCATCGACGATGTCGATGGCGATGGGGTCATCGCGCAGCCCTCGCGACGGCACAATCACGCCGGCGTCGGTCGTGACGCCAGATGAGATGGTGAGGCCTTGGTGATCGAGTCCCGTCGGGAGTGTGAGGCCCGTCGCCACTGAGTATGCGATGCCATCCAGAGTTGACCGTGCCGCCCATACGCCAGCTGGTATTGATGCGCCGGCCGCACCCGCGGCCAGTGCCTCAGGCCATGAGGCCCAGACGCCGGCCCACCACGTCCCGATGCCCGACGTGAGGCCTTTCCAGCTGCGGATATCGACCCATGGTGTGAGCCATGGCTGCATCTTGTAGGTCGGTGGTAGCATATTCGACCTCCTATCGTAGGACCTGCGAATTCACGCGCGCCCCGCCTGCGGTGCGCGCCTCTGCGTTGATCTCCTCGATCAAGTATCGCCCCAGCCTGCCCGCGTTGCCCGCAAATTGCATCGTGACGGATATCTCCGTCGTTTTTTCCGCAGTGCTAGAGCCTGTGAGCGCTGCGCTGGATGCCTGCGGTGCGCTCTGCGCTGCGCTGGATCCGGTATCAAACGCCGAAAAGCCCAGGTCAACCAGGCCTTTTGCATAGGCGGCCGCCGCGATTGTCTTGCCCGCGCTGGCCGCAGTGAGGCCGATGGCCGTCCCGATGTTGCCGATGGCGTAGTTTGCTGCGGCTTCTGCGGCGTAGTCGGTCGCATCCGCCACAGCTTGGAGGCCTGCGGCCGTCATCTGGAGTGCCTGCATCGCGACCGCGCCCTGGCCTGTCGCCGCAGATGCCTCCGCCAGCGCATCGAGCCCCTTGATTTGCGCATCCATTGCAGATTTCGTCGAATCGGAAAGCGACCACTCTGCGCGGATGCGTTTTTTGGTTTCCTCTTGCGCTTTTTTAGTGCGCTCAACCTCTAACTGCTCAATGATATCGGCCTTTCGCTGCTCCGCCTGGATGATCGCATCGGTCGTCGCCAGATACGCCTCCGCATACTGGTCCCGGAATGCCTCCGACTCTGATAAATAGCGCTCCTCATCCGCCTGGAGGGCTGCGATATCAGCTGTGAGCCGCTGGATCCGCGGGTCAGACTCAACCGCCGATGGGTCCTGCATCGCCGCAGCGGCGCGGGCCTCCGCTTGTAGTATCCAGGCGTCGCGCTCTGCGAGCTGGCGCTCGCGCTCCGCGGCCTCTCGCTTCTCGCGTCGGGCCGCGTATTGCGTATCGATGAGCTCGATGGCCTCTGCGAGGCGCTCTGCATCTTTGATTTTTTGGGCGGCTGCATCATGGGCGGCTGCAATCTCGCGCGCGTAGGTCTCATCCGCAGAGTGGGCCTCTGCGGCCCAGACCGCCTCATCGGTCGCCTTGCGCAGGGCTGCGAGCTCTGCGATTTCGGCTGCGGTCTGTTGCCGTGCCTTTTCGGCCGCGGCCTTTGCTGCGGCCAGGCGCTCACGCTCTGCTAAATCAGCTGCCCGACGCGCATCCTCCTCCTCCCGTGCGCGTTGTCTTTCAGCTTCGGCCGCGTCTTTTTTGGCTTTTTCGAGCTGCGCAAGCTCCCGCAACTCTGCCTCACGCGCGGGGATCATCGCTTCGAGCGTCGCGAGGCGTTCTTTTGCCGTGGCAAGATTTTTGAGCGCCAACTCGCGCTCATCGATCATGTCCAGGAGCTCGCGCTTTGTGATCTCACCGCGCCGCTCTGCGACTTTCGCCGCTTCAACATCTGCGACCAGGCGTGACGCTGGCCCGGTGAGCTGTGCGACGAGCTGTTTTTGGGCCTGGATATCTGCATCGAGCTGGTCTGCGCGCTCGCGAGCGGCTTTTTGCTCTGCGCTCGCCGCGAGCTCGATCTGCACTGCGGCCCATGATGCGCCCTCGCCCAGGGCGAGGTAGGCTGCGGCCAGACCGCGTGTCTGGGGCTCGATTTTTTCTTGCGCTGGCGCAACCTCAGTCGTGAGGACGTCATAAAGCCAGTGACCAGCACTGATTACCAGGTTGATCGCGTTGATCCACGGCCCAAACGCGCCCAAAACACCACTGATCGCACCCGACATTGAGCGGATCCCGGCCGTCATGCCTGCGACGGCCTTACCTGCGGCCCCGATTTTGGTGTTGATTAAGCCTGCGAGCCCAGTCAGGCGCGAAAAAGCCCCGCCCAGATCTGCGGCATCGGTCGTCGCTGCCCGCGCCGCCGCCGCCACGCCTGCAATCGACGTGTTGATCTTGCTTACGTCGGTCGTGACCTGGCCAGATCCATCGACTTTCGCAAAAATGGTGAGATTTTTAGAGCCCCTGGCCGACATCTTCTGCAAACCCCAAAATCTGGCGCGTCACGCATGGGCCGGGATCAATTTTTCGGCCTGGCGAAACGTCGCAATGACCTACTATATCATGTATCGCGACCTGGTACTCTGTGCGCAGCGCATCGATCACCATCCGGAGCGCAATGAGCTGATCCATTGATGGCTGTTCGTAGTATTTGCTGCCCACCTGGACAACCTGCCCAGGGAAAGCGCGGCCATATGAGTCCACATAGCCCTCGCCCTTGCGTGTGACCGGCCCGACGTTGTCGATTTCGACGCCGATCGAGTAGCAGTTGAGCGATTTTCGCGTCACGCCAGCGGCGGTCCGCCATGATGACTCGCCCGCGTGCCACGCTGCGCGCGTCGTCGGGATGAGCTGGTAGATGGTCCCGTCGCGCATGATGGTAAGGTGCACCGACGCCTTAGCCGATGCATCCGCGGCCCAGTCTTTGATTCGACGCGTGCGCGTCGGGATGTCGCCGTAGGTGCCGCCGGTCCAATGGATCACGATGATTTCGGGCGTCGATTTGAGCGCCGATGACTTGGCGCAGGTGATGCGCTGCGCAGCTGGCACCCACCATCCGTCGCCACGCGAAAAAATTGCAGGTATCTTGTCCATTTTGCGAGCTCCTTTCTGCGTGTTTCACGTGAAACATTCGCCGTGTTTCATGAATGTTTCACGTGAAACACGCGCGAATGTTTCACGTGAAACGCTTTGAAATTTCTGCTTCAACGCGCGCCGATACTTTGTCGGGCGGCTCCGCCTCTGGATTGCACGCGGAACCGACTGCGCCCGCCACCATGGCGTGGACCCAATCTGCGAGGGCTTGCTCTAGTGTCGCACGCTCAGATGATGTAAGGCCCCACCACTCACGCGCAGGGAGCGTCGCAAAAGTGCGACTTCCAACGTCCTGGAGCTGCGAACGGATTTCTGAAATATCAGATTTCACCCCCTCGATGGCGTCGTAGAGCCGCACGCGCTCATCACTCCACCCGCGGATCTCCGACATTTCCTGCATTTTGCGCGCGAGCCGATTTTGCTTTTTTGTGAGACGGTCTCTCAGTTGCTTTAATTTGCGCGCCTTCACTCGCTCCGGGTCGCTACCATTCTGCAAATAGTATGGATATCTAATATTTGGGTCGCCATTTACGATATCCGTCACTCCCACTTGTGCGAGTGCTTTTGTTTTCGACACGCCCGAAATATCAGAGCTTTTTGCGGGCTGTATGCCTGCAAGCATGGCCCCAGAGCGGGAGAGAGTTGCTGGCGAGCCGTCTTTTTGTGGCTCAAATGGCTTGCCATTGACGTCTAATCCAGCCTGCACGCGGGTGCGGATGCGGTCTATCATCCATTGTGTGATCTTTTTTTTGAGCTGCGATGACATTTTCAGAGACACGTCGACCGCGCGCGTCTGACTATCATAACCATCGACCTCGATGACCAGTGTGAGACGTCCGCTTGCCATATCACCTCCTCTGTGAGCGCGCTTTTTGCTCGATTTCCGCGCGCTTGCGCGCATCCTCGCGCTCGATGGCCTCTATTTTACGAACCTCCTCATCCACGGCCAGCAAATAGCCATCCGGGATGCCATCATCAGACCGCGCGCCGAATCGGCGAAGGAATGAGTAGGCATGCATGACCCGATCCACCATCGGCCGATGCTGCATAATCAGCGCGACGGGACAGTGGTCATACTCGCCCAGGTGCGCAGCGTCTAGACCGACCGACGTTTCGGCCGTTATGCGACCTTCGTCGCAGCCGATCTCCGACGTGGGCTGGCCATCGCATCGACCACGCGCGCGCCATAGGTCGGGATAGCGCGCGCAGTCGTCACAGGACCACGTGACGCGCGTCGGGTGATAGATCACCCAGCATGCGGTGCGGATGATTCTTTTTTTTCATCTTCCCCAATCGCGAGCGCGCCGATGGCTGTTGATACTTCCGCCAGAATGGCTGGCACGCTCTCGCGCGGTACCATCATCGCAAGGCGCTCTGCGACCTCATCGCGGGTGAGCTGTTGCCCGTCGATGGCTGTCACGCCACGACAACACACGTAGAAATTGTAGCGCGCGAGGTATGCTTTGGCGTCATCGACCGCAGCTTTATCATCATCCGATAAAGCCATGTATGCATCGCGAAATGCCATTGCGCGACGGGTGAGACGCTCTTCTTTTTGCTCCGGTGTCTCTTCCGTAGGGGGCGTATCATCCGGCGGGATAAGAGAAAAGTAGATCTTAGTCCCGCGGACTGGCACCGCGCCTGCGTCGCGCTCGATGTCTATCGTGTCAAAAAATGTGATAGGTCGAATAGACCACACAGTCTTTGGTTTTGTGGGATCGCTTGGTGCGGTGTATGTGATATCGTGGGTGTCAATGAATCGCATCTAAAACCTCGCCCAGCTTAGCCGCATCCTCATCTGTGATTTTCCCAAACTTTTCGCACAGAGTGAGAGCTACAGAACGCTTTAACTCTGAGATGCCATCCTCGCCTGCAATCCCACAAATGCGCCCCAGAATCTGGACCGCATCATCCTTTTTTGCGGCATTTTGGGTGGTCTGCATATTGCCCAGGCCGCCGCCAAGTACACAGCAGGCAAAAACCGCAATCAAATATCCGATTTTTTTAACGATTTCCATTCTTGCACCTCCTCAGAACACACCAAGACAGAAGATCGGCCAAGGCGGATCAAAATTAGGGGGGGCCAGCCGGAGTGATACTGTGCTCTGTACCGCGTCGCCCGATAGGTCGGGATTGGTCACGCTGCCATCTGCCACGATAGCAGCTGGAATGATGATGGCGCCGCCAAACGCCGGGCTGGCTTCAAACGAACCGCCAAACGGGAGCGACACATTGAGAACGTGTTGCCCCATCCACGCAGCTTTAAAGAATGCGATGGTGTCATATGGCAATGAGCCGATTGTGAGATCGATCGTCGCATCGAGCGACGTCGCCTCTAGTGGGGCGCGCCCCGACCAGTACGACCCACACGCCGCGCCGGCCGTTGTCCAGTTGAGCGAAACCGTCCACGCCGCGATGCAAGGCCCACCGCCGATGCCGGTGAGAAATGCGTGTGATGTCTCATCATAGATCATGGCCGGTGAGCCCAGCGAGTGCAGGATGGGGCCATCGATGACCGTGGGCCAGTAGGTCTCCGCAGGCGAAGCGATGTCGTAGATGGCTGGACAATCGACCGTCGCCGATAGCTTGATGGCGCGGCCGTCGCCGTCGCAGGAGATGGTGAGCGCAGTCATCGCGCATCCATAGCACACCTGCTGCCAGCCGTCGCCCGTCAGGCGTAGGGCTACTGTGCCTGTCCCGTATGGGATGGGATCACCGCCCTCGCCTGGTACTGTGAATGTGCAGATATTGATCCCATCGCCAGCTGTTGTAAGATAGCCGCACTCATTGCCGTCCTCTGTACTCATGACAGGCGGCACGGGATAGACTTCACTATCATCTCGCGCGGGTGATAGGCCATATCGGATGCGCCCATCTGGTAGCGTCCACGCCAGGAACTGGCCATAAGCTGCCGCATCCGGATCTGTGATCGCGCCACTAGAGATGGGGACATCATATGCCGCCATCACTTCTGTCATACTCGATGCCAGACGCGAGCAAAGCAGAGCCAGCAAGCCTTTTTTGTTGCTTGTGTTTGTCTTAAGCCCACCGCGCAGGTAAAAATCAATAGTGATAGTCCCGCGTTTGACTGGCGTATTGCTCACCGGGTCGACCAGCGCCTCGCCTGGATTGGTTGAAAATCCTCCCGTCGATGCATTATAGGCGAGCGTCTGTGTATCACCGATTGCAATAATTTGCGATGTATCGGCGAACTCGCAAGGCATCCACGAAAGGCCGGTCTGTGTTGGCTCGCCGTCGTCCCCTCTGTTCATGTATGTTGGCTCCGTTGCGATATCGAGCCGCTTTATGTGTGTTGAAGGCATTTTTTTGCTCCTTTTAATGGGTTATTACTACCAACGGCAACATAAGAACAAAGATCTGGATCGCGCCCTCTGCATCGGGTATCGATTCCACCGACGGAGGCTCAGATGTATAGATGGCATCAGCGCCGCCCCACGTCTCCGGGTGTTGGGTAATCGCATCGGTAAGAGAGATCACATCCTCCGACATCATGATATCCCGGATGTCGTCTGGAATATCAGCGCGATAGACGATCGCGACTGTGATCTCCTGCGCGTAGAGGCACGGCGCAGAGGGCGTGGCGTATGACGGGAGCGATGATGTATAGAGTACAAAGTCGCGAGTCCGTCGATTGACATCGCCTATCCACGCAGCGGCATCCGCGGCGCCCAGGCTCCCGCGTGGCGCAGAGTATGTGATATCGGGATAGGTCCTGGGCATGGTGGATTCTAGCCGACTGATCACCGCCGCGACGATGGGTGCGATTGACTGGCGCATACTACCACCACGGCTCCCACATGCGCCATCCTTTTAGACGCATGCGATGCGACGGGTGCGCGAATGAAAAATCGCGACTGCGTAGGCCGGTAATATTCATAGTATCGGCTGGCGATGGCTTGCCCGTCCCGTCACGATCGATCCATAGATATCGCAGCGCATCATCGGCGGCATAGCGAGCCTCCGAGCGCAGCGAGTCATGGAGCTCGCGATTGGTCACCGCGTACAAATGAGCCAAAGCGAACAGCCGATGCGCATCACGCAGCGCCGATGGCGCGGGGATATCCGCCTCTGTCAGGTGATCTTGTGCGAGGGCTGTGCGGATGTGCCGCACAAGATCATCGAGCCCTGCGGAGATCGCAGGCTCTAGACCTGCATCAGAGCTGGGCGCGGATGGCGCCCCCGCAATGAAATCGCGCAGCATCTGTGCGGTGAGCCCGGTCTCAAAAATCTGGCGCACATAGGCCGCGAGAAACGTGAGCCCGGCCGTGGGGTCGCCCACGCGGGAGACGGGCGAGTACCCGACCTTGATCAGACATCCAGCGATGGGCTCTTGGCGCACGGGCAAGGCTGCGGCCCAGTAGCCGTAGTGCAGATACGCGGTCGCCCCAGTCGGGAGCGCCGCTGGCAAGGCCTCTGCGAGAGTCGCGCGGACAACATCGGTCGACACGTCGTGGTCATACGACATGACCCGACATGCCCACGCGATCGAGTCCGACACGACCCACGCGACACCCTGGCGCCCCGCGAGATACCGCGTGGGCGTGCCAGTGAGGATAAGCGACCGTCGCCCAGGCTCCGCGGAGCTGATCTCGATCCGCTCCTGCCCCTGGAAGGAAAGGGCCGTGTCGGTGCCTGCGATGGTGATCGTCCCCGTAGGGATGGTCGTCGATGGCTGGGGCAAGATGATCTCGAAAATGTTGTCCTGGCCCACGACGATCTGCGTCTGCCCAGCGCAATCGACACATACTCGCGATGTCATCCTGCCCTCCTTTCAATTACGGCGTGAGCACGCCGGTGAGAACGCCGCCCAACTGTGGATAGACCACGTTGACCGACTCACTCATGCGCACACGCGCCACATAGCTATCATTATTCTCGCCGTTGATCCGCGGGCCGATGATATCCGCGTAGAGCGGCTGCGCTACGATGGCTGCGATGGCACTACGCCGCAGCGCAGGCACGTTGCCCGATTCGGTCGCACGAAGCGGCTCGCCGATGCGACCGATCCACACATTGTCGCCCCACACGTAGTCGGGCGCGGATGTATTTTCGACGGGCGACGTTTCGGTGACGGCGCTCGCGATATAGACGTTATCGAGCGCAAACTTAGCCTTGAGCATCGCGACCAGCTGATCATCCGTGACCACATCCGGTGTAAGCGTCATAGGCGACGCCGCCGTCATGTTGTACCCGAGGAGTCGGGCGAGCACATAGGCCACGCGCGCCGACATGATGATCGTATCGGGCCGACCGAATTTGCCTACATCCGCACGGAGCCCCTGGATATCACCCAGCGGATCAGCGCCCGATGCATCCCAATACGCCGTCGCAGATGCGGTGGTCGTCCAGTTGGCCGCAGTGGTAAACAGTGACGCCCACTCCGCCTCACGATTTACAAGCACTTGCGTGCGCGGGATCGAGAGCACCATGGCAAGGCCATCGATCCCCAGGCCATCGAGCTCCGCGACCGTTTCCGCGTCGATGCTGTAGGTGTTGTAGTACTTCGACGCCTGGTATTGTAACGGGTCGAAATGCTGGCCCTCGACCGGGATGCCCCGCTGCCCAAACGCGACCTTGCTCGATCGCGCCGTGCCATACGCGCCCCAGAGTCCCATGCGCGCGATGCGCCCATGGAGCCCGCGGTAGTCGATGTTCATTTCATTATCGCGAGCCGCGCTGGGGAAGGCGACGGGCGAGGCGATTTTGCCTGCGATGTAATCCTCCTCCGCGTTCCCGAGATCAAACATCACGCCCTCGATGAGGCCGCGATTTTCCGCCATCTCCGCGAACGATGGGTACAAGCCCTGCGGTGATACGACCGCCATCACTCACCTCCTACTGCTGCAACATGCGCGATGTTGATTGCGACCTCCACGAGCTCGCCTTCTGCTGCGGCTCCGCCGTCGGGCCGCACAAGGAATCCGATCTGATAGACGGCATCCTCAGTCGTCGCCGGATTGAATGAGATCACCGCGCCGTCGGAGTCCACCGTCAAAAAATTACTTGCATCGGTCGCGATGGCTGCGCCTGCGAGCGCGAATGCGACCTCGCCCTGTGTCGCGATGGTGCACAGCCCGTCTGGCTGTTGCCCCACGCAGACGCCCAGGGGCTCCGACGTGCCATCACATGCGACACACGTTCCCGCGGTCGCGCCATCTGCGACGACCAGCCCGACCAGCGAGCCGTCGCCCGAATATTTGCGAGAGAGTCGACCCATTACTTACCTCCAATCTGGCGCCACGCTTCGGCATAGCTCATTTTGCCGCCACTCTGCGCGACGAGTGCCCACGCAGCCTCCGCGGGAGTCTGTGTATGGGTATCAGCCGCACCTGCGCCCGACGACACGCGCGACACCGCGCTCATCGCAGCGGGCCGGCCGTAGACGCGGTCAAACAGCGCGCGATTTGTATCGTAGGTATTGCGCGCAACATCCGCCTCTGCTTTGGTGCGAATCTTGCCCTCCGCCTGGAGGCGCAACACCAAGTCGTCACGCTGGGCGCGCTCCATCGCGCGGAGCCGCGTCTCGATGGCTGTGAGCTCTCGTGTGGACTGCGCCGCAGGGCGCTTGCATTTGGCCTCCGCACTGGGCGCGTCGGTGGTGTCGTCTGCGGTGTCGTCGGTGGTATCGTCGGCACGCTCCTCGCGCTCATCCTCGCGCTCATCGCGCAGATCCTGCAACCGCAGCTCCATCTCTGCGATCCGCTTCTCGTGATCCTCGATGACCATCCTCAGATCGCGAATGGTCTCCTCCACCGACTGCTCTTCTTTTTCTACCTGGGGCATCTGATCCAAATCGGGCATGCTCCCCTCCTCCGTCAAGGCGTCGATGAGCCCCCTATCGAGAGCCTCCGACGCGGTCATCATTTTCCCATCGCCGCATCGATGCGCGATGGCTGCATAATCTGCTTCTTCAAAATGACGCCGGCGCGCGATATGCGCAAGAAACCGCTCACACGCAGCATCCAGAATCTCTTGCCACTGCTCATCCTCCGCGTTTTTGCGCGGAGAATGGCTGGATAACAGATCAACTTCATTTGCCGCGCGATCGCTCGCAAGCATGGTACCAATAGAGCCGATGAGTGCAGATGGCGCGGCTACGATGCTATCGCAGGCACTCGCGATCCAATAGGCCGCGGATGCACAAGTGCCCGTGACTTGCGCGAACGTGGGCCCAGGGCGCGACTCGATCAGAGCTGCGAGCGCCTCTACACCCGCCACATCACCGCCGATCGAGTCGATGTCGAGATAGATAGGCGCGGCCGGATCCTGCGCGCGGATCCATTCCGCGATGACAGAGTAGGCCGCGGTCTCATCCTCCGTCGCCGGATCTTTGCTGAGCGGGCCGCGGATGGCGAGCACACCTGGCGCAGTTTCGGTCGCTTGCCACATGAGAGGCACTGAGTTTTTTTTGACTTCTGCGAGAATTGTGTTCATCTGCCCACCTCACGCAACGTTGGCCGGCCGCCCTGACTCTCGCGAATATCGACCGACACGGGCTGGCCCTGGGCGGTCTCCACGCGGTCGGGCCGATCTGGCGTCGATGCTGGATCGGCGCCCATCTCACGACGGATGCGTCGCTCGATGTCGTCGGTCGGGGTGACCAGATTAGCCGCGACCAGCTGGGGCAAGACGCCGATCAGATCCTGGAATGCATCCACCGTCACGCCCTTGTGCTTCAAACGCGGCATCCACTCGATCGGAATTTCGCCGCCGTCGAATTCTGCGCGCTGGAGTAGTCGCGAGATCGTGCCTGCGCCTGGGCGGTTTGGCCCGTTCCAAACCTGGGCGATCGCATCGAGATAGTTGCCGATCGATGCTTTGTAGGCGTTCCACGTGATCTCGCCCACACTACGGCTCCCGACTTCACCCAGCCCCAGCTCCATCCACGTTTCGAGAAATGCAGAGGCGATCTCCTGATCACATGTCTGGATGGCGCTGATCATGCGTGACGGGTCAAACGTGCCGCCATACAAAGTGAGATTGATCCCCGCTGGCGTCTGAACGAAGCCCGTCTCGCCCGCGGTGTAACGGTCCGCCCATTCTGAAATCTTCTCCGAAAACGTGCGAATCTCTGTATCTGTGTACAGTTGCCGCAGAAGCTCGCGATCGAACGACACCTGCGGCGTCGGGATGGCCCATCGGCGCGCGCCTGCGTCTAGGCTGTTGATGAGCGAATTTTTGAGATCCCACCACGGGAAAGCTGGGCGCAGGATGCCTAGCCCAAGCGTTTCGTCGCCTTGTGGGCGATAGCTATAGATCTGGATCTTGGTAGACGGGAGCACGACCTCCGCGCCGCACTGCGGCATCTGCACGATCCCGGTGAGGATGCCCGTTTCGCCGTCGCGAATGCTGCGCCCGATGGTGCGCTGGTCGATATCGGCCAGGCCATAAAGCCATGGCCGCCCCATTTCGTCGGTAGTCCAGAGCTCCTCCACCACGTAACGACCGTACAGGGCGAAATCGAGAATTTTGCTGATTTCCGCTTCGAACGAGCCCGACGCCAAGTGGCACGTGTGCCCATCGAGCCCCAGCGCATCGCGTACAAGATCCGCCAGTCGCAGGGCCTCTGGCTCATCCGACGCGGGCTCCACCACCCACGTCGCCGCGAGGATCGAGTGGCGCAGCGCAGAGGCATAGCCATAGATCTTGGGATCCGATGCGAGCATTTCCATAGCCTGGCGAATCCAAACCTCAGGACACTCCCACATCCCATCGACGAACCGCGCGCGGTCGGGATACATATCCGGCCGCGATATGCGCGATGGGGCGTAGATCACAGGCGTTTCTGTGCTCTTTTTTCGGCGTCGAAAAATATTTGCAAACCAGCTCATATCCAGAGCTTACACCATCTACGATGGGGCGCAAAGTATCCGCAAAAAAAATCAATCATACCAGACAGGTGGGCGTCGTGGTGGCGCGCCGCCCATATTTGCACGCCGCCCACCATATCGGATCTTTCCGTCGGTGCGCGCATTGCTGCGACGGACCGTCGCGCCGCCGCCCAAAGATTCCACATCGGGCGACGTCGATCGCGCGGCCCTATCTGCATAGGCCGCGCCGGTGAGCTCCCGATTCCAGATGGAGACTACCATGGCCATCGCGTCTATCATGTCGTCGTGCTCGCCCTCCGGGAATGCGCAGGCCTCATCGATGAGCGGGCCCGCCATATCGCCAGCCGGCACCACGATATGGCCCGACTCCACGAGCGGTGCACAGAGCGTGATCCGCACTTCTTTTGATGCCTGCGACGCCCATCTTTTTACAATTTTTCCCGCCGGGTGGATCGCATTGTAAATCATATCGGCAACGGCGAATCCCTCTCCGCGCTCCTCGATGGCCACTTGTCGACACTCTGGATAGAGATCGAGCGCCTGTAGAATTTTTGTGATTTTTGTTTTGATGTCCCAATGGCCGTAGTCTAGATGCATGAGGTATGCGACGCCGCCACGCGCGAGGGCCCACACCTCCACCACGGAGTTGTCCGACCCACGCCGCATCGATGATGCGGTATCGACCGTCGCCGTCCATGCGATGATGTCGCGTGGCCGTTCGGTCCAGGTCTGCCACCACTGGCGACGGAACGTAATACCCGCGCCCGACGCCATCGGCCGTTGCTGATACTGGGCGCGGTACCCGGCCTCGCCCAGCGTCTTTCGCGCGGTGACGATCTCCTCGCGCGTGAATTTTTCTGGCCATAATAGCTGGCCCGCACGGGTGCGCGGGTCGCGCCATCCGATTTTGGTGGGCTGGCTGATATGGCGCGGGTCATACTGCATCGGGATTTCGAGCACTGCGTCGGGCTCGATGAGCTCCCGAATATGGCCGATGAGATCACCCTTTGCAAGCCGTTGCTGGATCACGACCAGGGCTGCATCCATGCGCTTCCGCGACGAAAAAGCGTTATCATACCAAAAATTGACGGCGTCTAACTCATCGGCCGCGACACGCTGGGCGTCGTTTGGGTCGTCGATCACTTGCACGTCAAAATGGTCGCCCGTGATAGATGAGCCAGTCGATATGCCACGGTAGACGCCGTTTTTGTCGTTCCTCACTGTGAGGACGTTTTTGGTCCTCAAAACGCCGCCAAACGGTGGATCGAAACGCCTGTACAGATGCGACTGAATAATGCCGCGTCTGTAGACGGCCTCTTTCTTGGCGTTGTCTAACGCGTTTGTCGCAAACACCCAACGGCGCTCTGGATGTTGTAGCCACTCCCACGTGGGCCACATCTGGCCCACGAGCGTCGACTTGCACGAACCAGGCGGGACCGAGATGAGCACACGCCGTAGCTCACGCCGCGTCACCGCCTCTAGATGTTCAGTAATGGCGTCTAGATGCCAATTCCACAACATCCGCACGCCAGGATTGACGATGCCCCAAAAAAGGCGGGCAAAATCTGCAAGATGCGCGCGAGCCCCCATCAGCGCATAGGCGAGCATCTCTGGCGTCGCGCGTGGGTTGCAACTCACGACGCGCCCTCCTCGCCATCGTCATCCATGCCCGTCTCTGCGAGCGGGAGGGTCTCATCGGTGGGCCGGCTGGGGCGCGTCTCACCGCGTGCGCGCTGGAGCTGCGTCTCTACGACGGCGAGGAGCGAGTCCGCGTCAAGTTGATCGAGCGATGATGCACCGACTGAGCCATAGAAATTTTTAATGTCGTAGACATCGGGCCTGAGCGCTTCAAGCAAGCGGGCCGCACCTTGCCATCCCGACATGCCATCATTCACGCGCCGAATGAGTCGATCGATGGCCGCGCCTAGCGCCATCCCGATCGCCGTGTGCCAGGCAAGCCATCGTGGATCCTCTTTTGCTCGCGACCGCCAGAGCTCCGGCTCGTCGTCGCCGTACCCTGCGCGATTTGCTGCGACGACCAAAGGGCTCCCGCGTGCTATGGCACGAAATATGAGCGCGCTCTGCGCCGGATCCATGTCCGGCGGTGGGTAGGCCCTGCCCAGCTCTGCCCAGTCGACATCAGATGCGTTTGGATCGATTGCGAGCGCATCGACCACCGCGCCACGCCCCGACGGATGATACTTGGGCGCGGGCGTGCCAGCATCTGTCACGCCCGCACGCCCAGCGAGTGCATCCTGCATCTCGCCGCGCGCGCGCCATCGGTGGACCGTGCTAGGGGACACACCCGCCTCGCGCGCGATCTCATTGATCGACTTGTCGCCGATTATGAGCGACTGGATGGCGCGCTGTTGACGCGCCATGTCCACGACCGCGCCCTTTTGTGGGTTGGGCCCCCGCATCGCGTCACCTCATCCATTTTCGCTCATGATTAACTTGCAACCAGCTGTGCATCCTGCACAGCCGCGCGGGCAAGTCTGATCACCGCTGTCCCAATGATCGACACCGACATGATCTGCACGACGGTCCACGACGGCCCACGGCATTACCAGTCTACAACCGCTGGCGCATCTGATATCGTAGTGGTCGGGCATCAGATCGGCGCCGTAGACGATATTGATCGACACCACTGGCGAGCCGGTGTGGATCCCCGCCTCATATGTCATCAGCCAGACGGCCTCCAAATGCGCTGCATCTAATGCAGTCGTCAAAGCATATTCTGCATCATTCACAGGCCGCCCCCCATCAAAACGGCACGTGGTCGTCATCCTGGGCTGGGGCAGCCTGGAGCGATGGCTGATAGGGGGCTTGCACGGGAGCTGCATACGCTGGCCAGCCGTTCGCGGCGGGTGCCTGCGCGCCCCATGATTGCTGCGGCTGCATCGCCTGCGGTGCCTGCATCGCCTGCATCGCCTGCGGTTGCCCCGCATAGGGCTGCGCGACTTGCGCTGGGGGCGCAGGTTGGAAGGGCAGGATCTGGTCGACCGTCTGGTAGGTCTTGCCGTTGAGCGCGTTGTATTGACCGACTTTCAGGCGGACCCGTTTGCCGATGAGCTCCTCCCACGAGCCCAGCTCAACACGCTCCGCCGCTGGCGAGTCTACCTCTACGCCCTGCGCTGCACAGGCCAGCGCGAACAGCATGCGCTCACCACGCGCGACGCGCTGCGAGTCGCAGGCGTCGGGATCATCCTGCTCCGACATGGGCACGGCCCACGACGCAAAAACGGTGCGACCGATCTTGCCGTCTGAACAATCAAACTGGAAATTGATCTTGATTGTGACGTCGTCACGATCAAGGCCTAAATAATCGGGCTTGCCGTCGATCGGTTGAAACGCCTTTACGAGATTGATCTTGGCACGGACGATGGTCCCGGCCGGATAGCAAAAATCAGGCTTGCGAGCCGATGCTGAAAAATTAACGCCCATCATTTCCTCCACAATTCAAAAAATTTGGTGAACGTCGGGTCCATCCCGATCTCGATCTCATCCGGCAAGGGGCGACGTGATTTCGCCAGCGCCGATGGGCGCTGTGCAGTATGGATCACGCGGTCGCCATCGCCCATGGCTTTCCCGGCTGCGCCGCCAGGCCCTGGCCGCACGTGCTTATCGAGCTCCAGGAACAACACCGAATCCGCCCAGCGCACGAGCGCCTCTGCTGCCTTGCGCTGGAGCGAGATGGTGTAGCGGTTGAAGTCGTTTCCAGTCGGATCTTTTACGGTCTCCACCGTGGCGTGCGCGATGACAACAACCTCGATCCCAGCGCCGATGACCGCATCGAGCCCGCCCAGGATGGCTTGTAGCTTTTCACGCGCGAGCGCATACCCGCGCCCAAACTTGAAACCGTCTATCGATGACTGGCCGCCAGCGCGACACACCTCATCCCAGATGATCTGTTCGATGGCGTCGATCGAGTCGATAACCAGCGTGCGCACGCCGGCCTGGCCGCCATAGGTCACGACCCACGCGATCATGGAAAGAACGTCGGGCTGCGACGTGGGCGTGCCCAGCGTCATCAGCGAGGGTAGATTATCCGCACCGCGCTCCGCATCTATGAGCGCAGGGCAAGCCCACTGCGCTGCAAGCGTCGTCTTGCCGACACCTGGGGGGCCGTAGATGACGACGCGCTGGGGGCGCGCTGGGGAGACTGGGGAGAGCTGGTATCGAGCTGGCGATACCGCAGGGAGAGTGACCATTCGTTGACCTTTCGTTCGTTCGTTCGTTCGAAAATCGGCTGGGGAGAGAGAGGGCCTCCCCAGCCGAGCACCCACGACAACCGCATTTTGCGATCGGCGTCGTCGGTAGACCACCCACCGACGAGGGCTGTTATAGCAGGCATGCAAACGCGACGTCAAAAAAAATCGTCGTTTTGGAC